AGTCGTTCAGCCGCATGGATCGACGCCAGGGATACGCGCTTGCGTCCGCCATGGGCATCGACGACGACACGGCCAATGCGCTCATGCAGGGCCGCGAAGCCATGCAGGCCATGATTGACGCGCAGGCTGTTATGTACACCAGTACGCAGGAAGAGCTAGCTGCCAGTCGGGAGCTACGCCGCCAGCAGGCCCTGCTTGGCGCGCACTGGGACGGCATTAAGCTAATGCTCGGTAACGCCATTGTTCCATTGCTAGAGAAGGTGACGAAAGAGGCGCAACGGTTCGTCGATTTCCTTCTGCGCAATGAGCGCAAGGTAAAGATGGTTTTCGAGGGGATAGCCTATGCCGCCGGTGCGCTGCTGGTGGTGGCATTCGGCAAGGCCGCACTGGCAGCCGTGGCCCTGCTGGCGCCGTTCGCGCCACTGATTGCCGCCGTTGCTCTGTTGTCTGCCGGCTTCCTGTTGCTATATGACGACTACAAGACGTGGGCCGAGGGCGGCAAGTCGCTGTTCGACTGGGAGGCGTTCCAGGCCTACATAGACGGCACTGAACTGTCCGTGGATAACCTGGCCAACGGGTTCGTTCGCCTGCTAACCGGGTACAACAGCTGGGAGGAAGCGCTAGGCGCATTCCGCAAGTGGCTGGAGCTGAAAGGCTTCCTCGATAACGGAAAGCTGTCCGTGGACTCGCTGGCCGAGGGGTTCCGCAACCTGGGCAGGGATATGCTGGAATCCATGCCGGTATTGCAGGCCATTATTAGCGCCATGAGCAAGATCGCATCGGGCGACATTAGCGGCGCTCTGAGCGATCTTGCAAGCATCCCCAAGGCCGCGTTCAAAAACGCCGCAGGGCTGCTAGGCGGCGCCGTTGAGCACGTTGCGGGCGCAGTTGATACGTCAATGGGGCAAGACCCGTCGAAGGGCGGCACGCTGTCGGGATTGGTTCGCGGCGTGCGCGGTGCCGTGGACGGGTTCTTCGGTGGCGATTCAGAAGGCAGCGATATTGAAGCAATGCTAGCCGCGCAGGACAGGAAGTATGGCTGGCCCGAGGGGCTGGCCAAGGCCGTATGGATGCAGGAGACGGGCGGGCGAAAGGAATTTATCGACAACCCGGCCAAGTACCACTACGAGAAAAACGCAGAAGGCAAGCGCATCGCGCCGCATACCGGCAAGGTGTCAACTGCGTTCGGCCCGTTCGGCATTCTGGAGTCCACTGCGCGCGATCCTGGCTATGGTGTCACGCCGCTGCAAAACAAGTCGCTTGAGGAGCAGATTCGATTTGCCTTCGAGTACCTGGCCGCACTAGAGAAAGAAGCCGGAAGTCTGGCGGGTGGACTTGGCCGATATGGCGAGGGCAGCGGATACGCTAAGAAGGTCGAAAAGCGTCTTGAGGAAGTGCAGACGACAAAAGCGCCTGCTGTTAAAGAAAGCGCGCGCGCCGAGGTAGTAGAGCGCAAGAATGCACCAGCACCAGCGCCTGTGCCGACTACCAAGCCAGAGCCTGCACCAGCGCCTGTGGGTATAACTGTCACTGTTGATCTGAAAGAAAAGAATCAGCAGCTGGAAAAGCCAGAGCCGCGCGAAAGTTTTAACTTGTTCCGATACCTGTCTGATCTGAACAAGATCACTCAGCCAAAAGAGCAAACTTCCAACAATGAAGCGCGCAACTTCACACGCGGCGCTTCGGTGTCTGCCGGCAGTCGCCAGAATGTCACGGAAGTTCGCAATGACACCAAGGTCGATATCCATCAGCTGAATGTACACACCACTGCTGCTACACTGCCGGCTATTACAACTGAGGCACTTGGAACAGCTATGGACAAGAGCGCAAACATGCTTAACCAGACGGCGAGCGGCTTATGATTCCTGGCATGCCTAACATCCCTAACTTGCCAGCCGGCCCAGGTGGCATTGTTCAGGAAGGTCTTAACTCGCTGATCAGTTTCGGCGGCGCGTTCGCTATCGGGCTGATCTTTGGCGACCGCTGGGGCATATTCAACGAGTTCGGCATTCCCATCCTGCTGGCGGATAACGTCACCTCGGTGGAGTTCCAGAACACGGCCAATGTTGCCAATGCGCCTTTGGAGAAAGGCACGTTCGCCAGCTACAACAAAGTCCAAGACCCGTACACCGCCACCGTGCAGATGACAAAGGGCAGCGGCGGCACGCTTGAGCGCGGGGCGTTCATCGCTCAGCTTGAAGCGCTGTCCCGCTCTACCCTGCTGTTCAACGTGCTGACGCCTGAATACGTTCACCGCAACGCGGCTATCACCGGGTTCGGCTACCGTCGCCTGCCGAACGAAGGCAACAGGATCATCATTGCCAACATCGAGCTGAAAGAAGTTCGCGAAGTCGAAGTTCAGTACGAGCAGGAAGAAACGGAAAACCCCGAAGACGCGGACAGCGTAGACGGCGGCGAAGTTGAGACTGGGCCAGCGGAATCCGTGCTTAGCCAAGGCGCCCGTGCTGCCGGTGAAATTGCTACCGGACTGCGTGATAAGGGGCTGGAATTTTTGGATCAGGTGCAGTCGGCTCTAGGCGATATTGAGGTGCAATTTTGATTGAAGCAATCCCACTGCGCGCCGTGCCGAATCAATCGCTAGTCGCTAGACCCGGTGGCCAGGTGTACGCGCTCGATATTGTGACACGTCGCGGCAAGCTGTATATCACCGTTCGTGTGAACGGCGAGACTATCGCCCGCAATCGCGCCCTGCTGTCCTATGCGCCCATCGAAGGCGATTTGATGCTGGTGGACAACGAGGGCCGAGAAGACCCGACCTATCAGCAACTCGGGAAGCGCTTCCTGCTGACGTACTGGCCCCCTGCCGATGAATAAGAAAGTCATCCGCGCCACCATAACCTTGGTTGGCGATACGTTCGACGAGACAGGCAGCAACGTCCTGATATATGAAGGGCTGCGCACGTCTGTAGTCATGCGGTTCGGCGGCGGCGCAATCATGCCTAGCGCCGAAATCACGGCATACGGGCTAAGCCTGAGCGCCATGCACAAGCTCATGCGCATCCGCTGGCAAGACCTGAACAGCATGTTGAACCGCATTCGTATCGAGGCCGGCGAACAGGGCCAGCCGCTGACGCATGTGTTCGAGGGAAACATTACGTTTGCCTATATCGACACCAGCAACGCGCCAGAGATCGCGCTGCGCATTTCCAGCATGGCGGGGATTTTGGAGGCGTACCGGCCAGCAAGCCAGCTGGCGTTTCCAGGGGAGACGCCAGTGGTGCGGGCCATCGCTGATATATGCGAGCGCATGGGCTACATATTTGAGAACAACGGCGTGCCCGAGTCACTGACAATGCAGAATGTGACGATGGGGGACACCGACATGAACAAGATTCGCAAGCTGTGCAGGGATTACCAGATTGACCTGTACGTCGAGCATGGGTTGATTGCCATTGCACCACAAGGCGCGCCTAGGGCGCTGCGCATTCCAGTTCTGACGCCGAAGACCGGCCTTCTCGGTTATCCTGTGCCGACGATCCAGGGCGTTGACGTGCGCTGCCTGTGGGATCCAATGGTTCGGTTTGGCGGAATCATCCGCATTGCCGATTCTCTGATGGAAACTACTAACGGCGACTGGCGAGCGTTCGGCGTGACCACAACTCTTGAGTCTGAGCTGCCAGGCGGCGCATGGTTCATGGATATCCAGGCTACTTTCAGAGGTGCAAACGATGCCGCGATCAGCAGAGCGTAGGCCGTTTACGCCCGAGCAGTCAGTCCCTGGGCCGATGCAGCAGGAGGCCATTATTGCCCGGCTGATTGGTCGCGTGTTTACGCATAGCGTTGTGCGCGTGGTCGCTGTTGATCCAGGCGTTACCGGCCCGGTCGGCTTTGTGGACGTTGTAGACCTGGTGCAGCAACTGGACGCCAGCAATAACGGAATACCAAACGAAACGCTGTACAAGCTGCCGTATTTCCGCCTGCAAGGTGGCCACAACGCCATAATTATTGACCCGAAAGTTGGCGACATAGGTATGGCATCGTTCGCCATGCGCGACATAACCAGCGTGAAGAAAGACAAGGTGGAAGGCCCCCCGCCCTCGCGCCGTGAGTACGATGTTTCGGACGGCCTATATATCGGCGGCTTCCTGAATGGCGCCCCGGTTCAGTTCATCGAGTTCTTGGAGTCGGGCATCAACATAACTTCGACCGGCACCGTTACAGTCAATGGCACACTGTTGCAGGTTAACTGCCCGATCCGCGCTACTGGGGATATTACCGATAACGTGAGCACTCAGAACTTGAGTATGGCCGGCACACGCGCTGTGTATAATGGGCACAATCACGGCAGTGGCCCGACACCGAATCAGGAAATGTAATGGCTACGACACTGTTTCTTATGCCCACCACCTGGGACTTGACGCTAGACGCAGACGGCAACATCGCCGTGGCGACTGATATATACCAGCAGGCTCAGGACATATCGACGGCATGCCGGACTTTCACGGGTGATCTGTATTATGATACGGCGACCGGGATTCCTTACGACACCGAGATTCTAGGCGGAACCGGGTTTCCCCTGGCGCTGTACAAGATGTATTTAGAGGACGCCGCCAAATCAATCGGCGGCGTTGTTTCGGCGCAAGCTGCAATCAGAACAAATGACCGGCGCAACGTAATAGGCGCTATCATCTTCACGAACGAAGAAAACCAGACGGGCCAGATTAGTCTATGACAATCCCGAACATTCAGTTTACGGCACAGGGCATCGATGCGCCGACACGCGAAGCGGTGACGAATGGCCTGTGGGCGCTCATGCGTCAGGCGTTCGGGCCGAATATCACAGAGGACTCACGCACGCCGCAAGGCCAGCTAGTCACGTCGCTGACTGCCGTTATCACTGACCGGGATTCGCAGTTCATCGAGCTGGCCAACAACTTCGATCCGCGCTATTCGTTCGGAAAGTTTCAGGAGGCGCTGGGGGCTATCTATTTCTTGAGCCGTTCGCAAGCCACTCGCTCTGTTGTGTCTCTGGAGTTTACTGGCCTTGCTGGCAGCGCTGTGCCTAGCGGGACACAAGTGCAGGATGATAACGGAAACATATGGGAAACGACCGAGACGGGCGCGGTATCCGTAGCCACCGGCACCGTTAACCTGCTTGCCCGCGCTCAAGTCCCCGGCCCTATTCAGGCTGCTACCGGCACGATTAACAATCTGCTGGACGCTATCCCAGGCATCGACCGGGCAGAAAACCCCGTACCGGCAGTACCTGGCAGCAATGAAGAATCCCGCGCCGACTTCGAGCTGCGCCGCGCTGAGTCCGTTGCCGCTAACAGCCGCCTGACCAATAGCGCAGT